TGTTAAATTAACCGCAACATTTGTTGCAAGTTTAATCAAAGCAGGAGCTCAAGCGGTAATAGCAGGTGGAAGAATAGCTGTTTCCTTTATTGCTAGTCTAATAAGATCTGGTGCTCAGGCTATAATTACAGCTGGGATTATAGCAGGCCAATTGGTTGTTTCTCTTGCACGGTATGCGGCGCAGGGCTGGATAACAATTGCAAGTATAGTGGCAACAATAGCAGCCTGGGTCGCCCAGAGAGCAGTTATGATTGGGTCAGCTGTTGCTACTCAAGCAATGACCGCTGCGCAATGGGCACTAAACGTGGCTATGAGCGCAAACCCTATTGCCCTAGTGATTATCTTAGTGGCTGGCTTAGCGGCAGGATTGGTAGTACTCTACCAAAAAAGCGAGACAGCAAGAAATATTATGAACAATTTATGGAATAGCATTAAAACCGGAGCTACAACCGCAGTAAATATTGCAATCGGGGCAATCAACAGACTAATTAGCGGGCTGAACAGAATCAAAATACCCAGCTGGGTACCGGGGATTGGGGGTAAGGGTGTAAATATACCTTTAGTACCCAAGCTAGCTAAGGGTACTGACTTCTGGAAGGGCGGTATTGTACAGGTCCACGAAAAAGGCGGAGAAGTAATTGACCTGCCTAGGGGGTCCAGGGTATATCCCCATGATGAGTCAGTGCAGATGGCCAGGACTCAGGGGCGCAAGGAAGGCAGTAAACATTTTAATCTTGAAAAACTAGCAGATACCTTAGTAATCCGGGAAGAGGCTGACATCAAAAAAATAGCCGTTGCTCTGGTTAAGGAGCTCAACAAAGCCGAAGTGGTGTATGGGGGTGCGTAAGGCATGGAATTTTGGCTAACCTTCAATAATAGGGAGGAGGAACTACAATTTCCTATACCGCCTCCTACTTTTACGATCATAAAGGGGAACCTAAACAAAACAGTTACAACAGCAAATGTAGCTGGTGAAATAAATCTTCTGGGTAAAGGCGAAGGAAAGCTGGCAGAACTCACCCTCTCCAGTTTTTTCCCTGCCCAGGAATATTACTTTTGCCAATACAGAGGTTTTCCAAAGCCTTACCAATGTGTTGAAATGGTTGAGCGGTGGAGAAAAACAGGGCAGCCTATACGTTTTATTATTACTGATACCGACATAAACCTGCCGATGGGGATTGAGAGTTTTGACTATGGCGAACAGGACGGATCAGGAGATGTATATTTTACGCTAGAACTGCGGGAGTATCGGTTTATAAAAGTGGCCAGTACGCCACAGTTAAACAAGCCCGAATACACTGCCCCAGCAGTCCAAAAACCCATAACAAAAGATGTGCCTAATTCCTATACAGTGAAATCAGGGGATACGCTATGGGCAATCGCCAAAAGGCTAACCGGGAATGGTGCTAATTATAAGCAAATAGCGCAAAAGAATGGTGTCAAGAACCCTGACCTTATTTATCCCGGGCAGAAGTTGGTGTTGTAAATGTATACAATGCGGGTGAATTCGCAGACTGAATCTAAAAATATTACCGAGCTTGTAACTAGTGTGACATGGAGCGGAGACTCTAAGCAGGTGGCCAGAAAACTTGATTTTACAGTGGCAGTATCGCCGACAGACAAGTTTTTGCCACGCCCCTTCATTGGCTTAGGGCATATGGTCAAATTTTCCACGCCGGACGGTACAGAGATATTTCAGGGATATGTATTCTTCAAGGAAAAATCGTCAAGCGGTACAGAAATGCAAGTGACTGCTTATGACGGCGGGGTCTATCTTCTGAAAGCTAAGATGACAAAAAACTTCAAGAAGCTGCTGCCGGCACAGATTACTAAGAAAGTTTGTCAAGAGGTAGGAATCCCTACGGGAGAGCTTGCTAATCCCGGAACACCGGTTAGCTTTATAGCTGATCGCAAGAGCTTATACGACATTATTATGCAGGCGTACACCCATGCCTCTAAAATAGACGGCTCAAGGTATATGCCTATTATGAAGGACGGTAAGCTTAGTGTAATACGCAAGGGCACTATAGTTGCAAAGTATACACTAGCATCAGAAATAGGACCAGATACTGTACTGCTAAGTGACAGTACCTATAGTGAGAGTATTGAGAATATGGTTAACAGAGTCAAAATCTATGATGACAAACATAACCAAATTGGGGTAGCAGAAAATGCTGAATGGATCAAAAACTATGGAGTGCTTCAGGATACTTACACGAAAGAGAAAGACAAAAACCCTACCACAGTTGCAAAAAACATGCTCAAAGGCATGGAGAGGACATCCAGTGTAGAGGGGCTGGGCAGTGTTGAGTGTATAACAGGCCGGGCCGTGACGGTTAAAGAGCCGTATACGGGACTAAATGGCCTGTTTTATATTGACAGTGACGAACACACGTTTAAGGACGGCCAACACACAATGAGCCTGGAGTTAAACTTTAAAAATATGATGGATGTAAAGGAGGGGTGATTATGCAAGATCCATATTCAGAGCTGCTATCAAAAATGAGAAAACAAGGTGAAAGCGTAAACCCTCCTGGCATAAGGCTTGCGGAAGTGGTTTCTCCGCCACCAAACATTGCAATTAGAATAGGTGAGATGCCGATAGACAAAGACAATATCCTGATAGCTGATTACCTGCTTCCCGGCTATACCCGTGAAACAGAGCAAAAAAGCGCAGGTACTATCATTACCCATATTCCTGTCCCTGAAGAAGAGCCGCCGACAGACTATTCGGAATATACGGCTATGGAGAGCCTGACACATGAGGGGACAGTAAAGTTTACAGATACGCTGAAAGCCGGTGATATAGTTGCTGCTATGCCAACCGAAGACGGGCAGACGTATATCATACTGACAAAGGTGGTGAGCTTGTGAGTATTTTCCCTTTTATGGATCCTCAAGAAGTAGAAACAGAAGGGCCGCAAGAACTGCCAATGGCACGTGAATGGGCGTGGGATTTTGATGAGCTAGAGTTCAAAACCAAAGACGGAAAAATGTATCAGGTTGAGGGCAAGGAAGCGGTCAAGATTTGGATATGGAAAGTATTCCAGGCACCAAGGTACCGCTATTTAATTTATAGCTGGGATTATGGACATGAACTGGAAAACTTAGTCGGTGCTGGGTACACGCCTGGGCTTGTACAAGCCGAAGCAGAAAGGTTTGTCAAAGAAGCAATATGGCCAACTTTGGATGGGTATGTGACGGATATAAAAAACTTAACTGTAGGGTTTGAAAAAGATGTGTTAAGTATTAATTTTGTAGCAGTTACCCCATACGGGGAGGTGGTTATAAGTGTCCAGTAAAACAGAAGAAGCCATTAAGAAAAGAATGTTCAAAAACATAAGCAACGAATTGGACAAAACGGAGAACAGTTTTATAGATAACGCCATATCTCCAGCGGCTATTGAGTTTGTAAATTTTAATATACAGTTAGAAACCGTGCAGGGCAAGCTAGATATTGAAAACCTAACAGGTGATGAGTTGACTAGGTTTGTCTACCAGCACACTGGTATATCACGCAAACCAGCAACCAAAGCAACCACCACAGTGGTTATAAGTGGCCAAGAAGGGGACAAGGTTAAAAAGGGCGACCTAGTATCCGCCGATGCAGTCAATTTTGTGGACACAGAGAATAAAACAATAGGCGAAAGCGGGCAAACGAGCGTATTGGTTGAGTGTGAGCAGTTTGGTAGTATTGGCAACGTGCCTGCTGGCAGTATAAACAAGTTTCCGGTTGCAATAAGCGGGCTAGTCAATGTGTACAATCCAGAAGCAGTTACAAATGGCTATGATGCTGAAACTGATGATGAATTGAGGAAAAGATACTATGAAAAACTTCAAAGACCAGCCAAAGCAGGAAATAAATACCATTATGAACAATGGGCTAAGGAGGTTGTAGGGGTCGGTGGTGTAAGAGTAATCCCTAGATGGAATGGTCCTTTGACAGTAAAGGTAATAATCATAGATAGTAATGGGTTGCCAGCAAGCGAAGAATTAATAGCAGATACATTAAACCATATAGAAGAAGAAAGGCCCTTTGGGGCGAATGTAACGGTTGTGGGGGCTGAACCAGTGGAGCTTAATATGTCAGTTGATTTGGTGTTAGCCGAAGGATATACCGAAGAACTAGTAAAAGAAAGCATTGGAAACAACGTAAAAGAATATTTAAAATCTATTGCCTTTAAAGTTGAGTACATCTCTTATGCAATGATTGGAAGTATTATTTTAAGTACTAAAGGAGTATTAGATTATAGCGACCTGCAAGTAAATAACGGTATAGCAAATATATCTATAGAAAATGAAGAAGTAGCAATTATGGGGGTGATTAACTAATGAATCACATGGCAGTCTATCTAAAAAATAAAGTGTTAAGTGAAAACCTACAGAATGTAAATGTAGGTCTTTTTAATGACGAAAACGAGATTAGCAAGGCTAGCTACACAAGGAAACCTGCCACTTTTACAACCCCAAGCGAAGGACAAACATCAAATAATGCAGATATATTATTTCCAATAGCTGCGGAAAGCTGGGGAGACATAACTCACATAGGCATCTATGATAGTCTAACAGGTGGAAATTTACTCTTTAAGTCTCCGGCTGAATTTGTGAAAACCATTGATGTGTCCAGCCAATACAAGATACCTAAAAACTATTTAATTGTGAGGTTGCGATAAATGTACCCTATTCAAGAGCAACAATGGGGGCAGGTAAACATCCACACTTGGCAAGATTTATCCCCGCATCTTTGGGAGTGTTTCAGAATCGCCTTAATGCTGGCAGAAACGGAACAAGAAGTACAAGGCGTAGTGTTGGAATACTCTAGGGCTTTTAATGAAATCATTACTGAAATGGAAGGGCAAGGTGTAAGGGTAGAATTCTCCCCTACCATAGTGTCAACAACCACAGAAATGATAATTAATATTGTTGTGTCTAAAAGAGATTATAAATCGGCCATGCTTGAATATTTGCCATGGTATGAGAGAAGTTCAGTTATTTTTGATGAAATACTAAACGCTTACGATAAGGAGCTTAGAAGGTTAGAACAAAACCTTGATGTAGTAGATAGGAATATGATACTAGATACCGCTATAGAAAGTCTTGGCATTTACGAAAGGGACCTGGGGATTAAGACTATAAAAAACCTAAAATACGACCAAAGACGGGAACAAATATCATCCAGACTTATCGCAAGTTTCGACCAGACCACAGAAGGTACAATTAAAGCAGTGGCGCAAGCCTATTCTAACGGCGAGGTTGAGGTTGGCTCTGCCGATATTGATGGGGTATATGAGATAAAGTTTGTGGGTGCTAAAGGTATCCCCAATAACCTAGATGGGCTAAAACAAGCCTTAGACATAGTTATTCCAGCTCACTTAGGATTAACCTACACATTTACTTACAATGCGTGGCAAATGGTATCAGACATGACTTGGGGAGATGTAGCGACTATGACTTGGTATGAGCTAAGAACATGGGAAGGAGAGATTTGATTTGCAATATACAGATAAATTAGGCTTGAAGAAGCCGGACCTAACCGACTATGTAAACGTGCAAGACCTAAACGACAACATGGATGTTCTGGATGAAGCGGTTGGAAATATGGGTGATGACCTTATTGCGCATAAGGCAGATGATGTGTCACAAGCACATCTAGCAAAAAACATTGGATTAGAAGATACGACAGGTAATTTTACAGCAACAGAAGTCGAAGGAGCAATGAGTGAGCTTTTTACAAATGTCAGTGATGGGAAAAATTTAGTTGGTGGGGCTATTACTGGCATTGATTCGAGTGTTACAATACCCACTAATCCAACGTTTAGCGATTTGTCTAATGCCATTGGTGAAATTTCCACAGGGTTAAAAAGCGCTACTGGTACAACCACATCAACCAATAGGGGCGGTGGAGTCAACGGTTTTACAGTCAGCGGCTTAGATTTTATGCCAACGATAGTTATTGCCGCACATGCGAAGGGCGCACAAGTTAGTGTACTAGTAACCGCCGCGACAACCTTACCGAAATTGGCGTATTATTATGGCAGTGATGATATTGTTAAAGACACAATTTATAACACAGTTAGCGCAAGCGGTTTTTCACTACAAACCACAAGCAGTTATATTGAATTTAATTGGATAGCAATTCAATGAGGAGGGAAAAAATGAGTAGAATCGGTAGAAGGATTTATTATGATTTAGTAACGGGAAACGTAATTCAAGATACGGGCGAACGCCGAGGGTCAGTTATCGCAACAACCATCGAAAGTGAAATTGCAACATTCACAGCGCTAACCGAACGCAACCGAGATACATTCGGTGTAATCGAATTAGAATACGGTCAATACACACAAGATTTTGCGGAATGTCATGGTTATCGAGTTAATCCTGAAACAAAAGAACTAGAGTTTAGTTATCCAGACCCGAACGAGGAAGAACCACAAGAGCCTGTTTATCAAACACCATTGAGTGAACAGGTCGGGGGACTTAAATCACAGGTATTTGACTTAGACACACGTTTAATGATGCTAGAAATGGGAGGAATGTAATTATGACAAACTTTGAAAAAGCTAAATTTTATTATGAAAACAACTATTGTGATGAAACAGGTTTACAAAGATGGGTAAGCTATAATTTTATTTCTCATGCAGAGTATTACACAATTACTAAAGACAAGTTATTCCTTAAATCAGAAGTTGTTGCAGGTAAATTAAGCGTGATTGACTATGAGGCAATCACGGGTGAAGTGTACGTTGCTTAGTAGACATCAGACCCATTATGCGCAGCACCACAAACGCCACATAGGCGTTATTTTTATGCCCGGAAGGGCTTATTTTACGGGGGTGATGGAACATGGCGAACAGCGTGGAGATACAGCCGATAGGGAATAGCGTAGAACTAAGCACCTTTGAT